GTTATTGAGCTGCGCGATTCGAATCCATTGCGTCGCATCGCCAAGATATTTCGCCGCCAGCTCAAAGAGATGACCCCCCGCGACCGTGATACGCTGACCGTCCATCATAACGCATCCTCCAGATTCCGCGCGGCGCGATTCACATAGCCGCTCATGCCAGTCAGCGCGGCCAGTTGCGACGATGCTGTGCCAAGTCCATTCACCGCTGAAACACCTGCCCCCGCATCCGCCGCGCCATTCAGCGCGCCTGCACTTCCGCTGAGCGCCGCGCCACTCGTTGCAACGGCATTGCCCAACAATCCTTGAACGGCGGAAAACCCTGCAAGCGCCGAGGCGCTCAATCCGCTCACCGAGACGCCCGCCTGCATGCTGAGCGCACTCGCCACGCTGAGATCGTTACCCACCAAATCGGCAACGGGCGATGCCAGCACAGCCAGAGCGGCCACAGGATCGCTCACCACGAGGCAGCTGATCGAAAATGGGATCAAATTCGGCTTGCGATATTCCGCCGAAAACGCCTCAATCACCACCGTATAAAAGAACCCGTCCCAAACCAGCGGCAATGCGGCGCCCAGCGCGCGCGCCGCGTCGAGCAACTGCGCCCGGCTCACCGCATCACTGCCTGAGAAAATACCGGAGAAGGAGATCTCGCCGTCATCAATCCCCAACGCCGCCACAACGCGCCCGCCGCCGATCAAATTCTGTACGGCCACGCGCTGTTTGCCGCCGAAGGAAATTTTTTCAGGCACTTCCATATCCTGGAACGGCACGCCGCCCAGAGTCAGAATTACATTGCTCATGCAAACCTCAACCGGGGAGTTTTACGCCTGCCCAGGCGGGGGTAAGCCGGGGATCGAACGCCGTCATTCCGGCAGGCGGCAATCGCGCCTGGCGTATCAAATAGGCTTCAAAACCGTTATCGAACGCCGCAGCGGACGCCACGGCGCGTTTTCTTGTATCTGAAATTTTATCGGCCGCCGAACAATGCTCATTTCCAGCGCCATGATGCACCGAACCGAACGCGATGGAACCGGCCTCGGCATGATCGGGCGTTGAACTTCGCCGGGCCATTGCACCTGCACGCGTTGCCATGATTCCAGAAGGTGCAACGCTTCCAATGCTGCGTTGAGGCGTTGCCATATCGGGTTCACCGCCAATCCGCATCAGCTGCGCATGGCTTAACCCGACTTCCGCATGATCCGCTTCCCGCCTGTAGAGATCACGCATATCCCGTATGGCGGACATCCATGCGCCAGGCCGAATTTGGCTTTCACCCGTTTGAGCGAATGCGCCCCGACCCTCCCCCAACGCGCGCTGGAAACTTCCCAACCGTTTCAAAACACCGTCAAATGATCCGATGGAAGACGACGGACGAAGATCGTCATCCGCTCCACCGGGCATCGCCTGCGCGCCACGGTACGCGATGTGCCGTCCGCCTGCCGCGTAAGGCGCTACCGATAATCCCAGCCTGCCAAGGGCCGAGCCAAGACCGTCGAGCGGTGTAAGCACCGAACTCGCGAATATCTCTAAAGTATCCAGAAAATTTTTTGATGATCGCGGATGCTCGAGCACGGTTTCCGGCCCCACGAAGACCGCGCCGGAATGATCCAAGGACGCATTCTCAACGATGCCGCTTGCATCATCCCCAGGCTCGCCCCCGGAACGCATATCCCTCATATTCGAACCTCTTCGTACTGCAAGAACCTGGATCATCCCATCGCCGGGTCGTCCTCCCAGGCAAGTCGTTTCCAATCGAAGCGCAGCCCATCCAGCGTGCCGAAAGTCACGACATACGCCATCCGTTCCGCCTCATCCAAACCATAGGCGATATCGTAAGGCACCCCGCATCGGACCAGATACAAACAATCCGCCAATTCAGGGTGCCGCGCTAGTTTCCCGCTTCGGCCACCACGTTCTCGGAGCACCCTTGGGCAAGGCTCAGCCCCACCGCCTCCACGCCATCCTCACCCAAACGTTCCAGCAATGCCTCTACATTGGCCTCGCTTGACGGAAACGGTACCGGCACGTCATCAATCATCGCCACCGAAGCGGCAATTTTCGCCAAGCCCAGATAAGGCGTGATTTCCGAGAGTCGCGGGCCCAACGCCTTGAACAACCGCAGTTGCTCCAGCACGCCAACGCGGCGAAGCTCAATCTTCCGCCCCGCTTTATCGGTTACAACGTCGCTCATGACACGCTCGTGCGGCCAGAAGCATAAAAATCCAGCCGCTGCGTCACCGGCGCATCGCCTTTATACGACCCTGAAGACGTTAGCTTAAATACCACTCCGTTAAACTGATAGGTCGAGGTCGAACCATCCGGCTCATTCACATATTGGTATAACGTCCCGGCACCGATCGACTGCCCGGCGAGATACGCCGCCTCAATCTGCGCGATGAAATCATCCACGGCAGAAGACCCGCGATCCAGCGAGAATGTGCCCGCCCAGCCCTTCGGCAATTCCGCGCCAAGCTGCACGCCATCCAGCCGGTCCACCCGCACCGCAATCGTCAGCTGATGCGCCTCGAACCCCGTCACATGCGCGAGATCAACGCGGCCGAACGGCCCCATCACCACAATCTGACAATCGCTGCCAACCGAAAACGTGTTATACGGCATGTTATTTCCTCCGCTATCAGCCGTTCGCCGGAACGGTCTGCACGCTCACCTGCACCGTCTGGCCACCCTGAACATTCACGATGAACTTCTCGTTGATCGCCTGGTACTGCACCTGCACATCCGCCTGCACATAGCCGAGCCCGGTCCGGCTCGGCGGGTTGTTGCTCGCATCGCACACCACCGCAAAGGGCAGTGCATTCGTCGTGCCGCCCAGCATCCCCTGGGAGAGCAGCCCGTTCAAAAAAGCCAGCAGCGTGGCGCGGATATTCTGAAAGAGCGAGGCATTGACCAGCTGCCCGACATAGGCGCCCATGCCGCTCGCCAGCGTGCTCGCGATATAATTTGTCAGCCGCGTATAATTATCGCCGTTTGTGGCAGCATTCGAGGATGAATTATGCCCGCCCCGCACGCCCCAATACGAACCGCCGGGCTGCGGATTGGCGATCACATCAATGCCTGCGCTCAACAGCGTGGAGAGATCCGCCGTCGCATAGGTCGTCGTCGTCCCCGCACCCGGCTCGCCTGATTTCTGCGTACCGATCACGCCGTAAAGCGGCTTGTTCAACGAGGATTGCTCGGGCGAAAGATTGGCCAGCCGCCCCGCCACAAAACCCTGCGGCGAGACAAGCCGGATGAGCGCGTTCGCCTGGTCGGACCAATAGACCCAATCGCCGAACATCAGCTTGGCCGCATAGCTGTCCACGCCTGCCTCCGCCTTCGTCGTCACCGCATTCGCAATCGTATCGCCCGCCGGCGCGGTGAGAATCATATACACGCTCTCGGACAAGCCAAACGCCGTCTGCACGCTCCATTGCGTCGGGTCGTCCGCGTCGGCCAACAGCGCAATCGCGCAGCCCTGCGAGCGCAAGGCGTACATCCCTGAACGCGGCAGCGAGTCACTTCCGACCAACGCCGCCGCGGTCACCCCGCCGGCGCCGTCGCTGCCCGGCGTACCGGCAGCGAATGCAAATACGCCAGCCACCGGCATCGTCGCTCCTGAGAGTGTCGTCGCGACCACGAGCTGCGATGGCCCGCGCAAGGGGCCGTTCCCATAATTCACCGCATTGGCAAGATTGGTCCAGAAACTCGATCCGGCACCGCTGATATTGTCGAATATTTCAGGGCTGATGCCGGGCAGTGAGACCGTGAGCCGCCAGCTGCTGACGGCCGAGCCCGCAGAGAAGGTCAAGCTAAGCTGCGTCCCAAGGCTGCCCGTGTAGAGCGCGGTAAAGGTGATCCCACCCAGCACCGTGAGCGAGGCCGCCGTGTCGGTCCCATCCGTCACGCGCACGCACACGAAGTTTCCAGCCCCTTGCTGCACGGCGGTCGCCACCTGCGTTCCCATATCGTATTTGCGCGGCATCACCGCACCAAAACTTCGCGCATAATCGCCCATGGTACCAAGAAGCGTTGGCT